TATTTATAAAATAAATATTTTTATATATTTATTTTATAGAAATTATAAAGATTTTTTATATAGCATAAATTCAATATTAATATACCATTTCTTCTTTACAACTTTCTTCGCTTATAACGCTAGTAGGACAAGTATTCTCAGATGTAACAGATTTATCAAATTTTAAAGCGTCGGCTTGATTAAGATGCACATTTTTATAATTAATAATAAACATTTGTTGCGCTGGATGTAGCGCATTTACATAATCAATAACATATTTTTTGTCAATAATTTTATTATTAGGCTTAAGGTCTGACTTATACTTGTCATGTAACTTATACATATGCGATTTATACTCAAATTCATATTCTTTTAACGGCTTTTCTTTGCGAATAAAACAACTAATGTAATTCATAAATAAATTGCTAGTATAATAATAAAGAGCCAATTTAAATTTATTAAACATAACAGTATGCTCTGGATAATATTGTAAAAATTCTCCAACCTTATTTTCTTGCTTTAATGATAAATAATTAAACTGCAATTTTGGCTGATTACCTCGCAGTTTTCGGACCTCTTCATAACTTGCATTTCTAATTTTACTACGTGTCCCATCTTTGCTATATAAAAAGCATCCTACACTATTATATCCAGCGTTCCCAGACGCATAATATGCCTTTATTTCTTCAAAATTAGTTACCGGATACTTATTTACAAACTTAATATTACTATTAAGAAACACATATGGCGGACAATTTAGGAGAGATTGAATATTGATTTCATTAACACTAACTTGATCTAAATTATTTACACTTAATACGTTATTAATGGGATGAATAATCTCATAAACTTTAACAAGATGAATAACAGGCGTCACAATAGGTGTAACAATCCTATTAAAAGGATGCTGCAACACAAAACTATACACATACTTTTCATCCAAACAATTAAGGTCTAAATTACAAATATTGCATGCCTCAAAAAACATAGAGCGAAACGTAAGATTATAATAATCTTTGAAATAATTGTTGTTATCAAAATACTTGTAATTTTTAACATCATTGAAAAAAACAATGTTTCCACCAACCGTTGAGCGAGTAGCAATTTCCCATGTTTGTTTAATAGTATCATAAAACACATTAATCATAGTTCCATCAATATAATCCTCAACCCAACTGTTTTCCGGCGTATATGCATTTACAAAATACATATAGTCAAGCGATTTTTCGGGCGCAAAACATACAACCTTATTATTTCTAACAATAACCGAACGAAACTTGGATATATTTAAATAGCCCGCAAAATCGGTCTTCACAATCGAATTAATTACTTCTTTAGAATATTTAATAATTTTATATTCATTGTTGTTAAATGTATATTTTTTAATAGTAAAATAATTGTGTTCATTCTTTAGAGCATTTGTAACATTAAGATTAATTGAATTATTAATACTTACCATATAACGGTTATATAATAATATTATTATTTGTTTGTTTATCTTTAAACCATTTTGCAATAACTAATTTTTTATGGAATTCAATCTCTCTTTTTAATATTATTAACTTGAAATAATATTAGAATTATATTAATTTCTATTATAAATATAAGATTATATGAGCAAAGTAATAGATCCTAAACCAACAATAATACCCAAGGTAATAGAACCTAAACCAACAATAACAGCAACAGCAACAGCACCTAACCCAACAATAATACCCAAGGTAATAGAACCTAAACCAACAATAACAGCAACAGCAACAGCACCTAACCCAACAATAATACCCAAAGTAATAGATCCTAAACCAACAATAACAGCAACAGCAACAGCAACAGCAACAGCAAAACCAACAATAACAGCAACAGCCCCTAAAGTAACAATTCAACAAAGAGAGAATGATCCCAGAGAATTAGTAGAAGAAAGTCCTAAACCAATAGTATATAATATTAGCCTACAACTTGGCGACATTGTACAGCTAGACGCCCCATCAAATAGCGCATTACATGATAAAATTTACTTTGTAAAGTTTATTAATAAGGAAAAAATAGTCTTAATTGATGCTGCTAAAATAATAACTTTAACAATAGGTCTTAACGGTAAATTAGAAGAGGAGTCTATAAGTAATATACTCTTATTAAGTAGGCATAAAAGTCCGAGCTTTATTGTTCAAAACAATTTAGAAATTAAAAAATACATTTCCATTTATTTCGGAGAGCCACTTCCAAAAGTATTGAATGGTCTAATAACTAATATTGAAAATGACATGATAGAAGTAACAACATTACCAGAAAATGAAGTATTATATATAGATTTTGCATATTCAGGCATTCCTGAACATTTGAATATTGAAAAAATTATAATACGCGAAAAAGTGGATGAAACTAAATTAGTAGCGTCACAGTCGCGCGACGAAGGATTAAGTTCATCTGACGCATTAAACAAAACACTATTAGACAACGACGACCTAGAACTAAACTATGACTTAAAAGTATATGACAGCGTAAAAGAATACGAAGACATTATTATAGATGTTATTGATTTAGGGATTGAACTAGGCCCTATAGAACATGAAGTAAATGTAGCCGAAGACGAACAGCGTTATAGTTTAGATAAACAAGTCAACGACTATTTAGATAAATTGATAAACGCATTTTTGCCGGAACAACGCAGCCCAGAAGTAATAAATAAAATACATAGCGAAATAAATTATTATTTGCAATTACGGACTATTTACTCCAACTTTGATGCAAATAACAATCCTTCAATTATAGACGAGCGCGGAGAACATTATAAATATTTAAAAGAACAACTATTCAATTTAAACAGAAAACTATATTATATATTGCCGGTTGTATCAAATGTGCGCAACTTACTAATAAACGACGTTAGCGAAATCGACGAAATGGAAGACAAAAATTCTTATAATTATCAACATATTGGAGAATTTATTGAAACGCTCAATGACGTAGCAATGAAATGGAGTAATAACAGTTCAAAAGAGAAAATAAATAATTACAAAGAACACATAAAATCTCTCTTGGAGCTCTTAGATAACAATACAAATTATAACGAAGAAAACATAAATGTAAATGGTCAAATAGAAATGGTAAATTCTATTGTAGACGATTTTTACAATTATAGTGTCAAAAAAGGCGAACTTACAAAAAGCAGGTTTTTAACAGACGTATATAATGACGGCTATAATATGTTAGAAACTTATTACGCAAATAATAAGAAATTTACCAAGCATATCAAAATAGTACCCAACGACTTTGTCAAAATAATAGGATTTATTACATTACCGCTACCGTTTTTCAATTTATCTAAACTACATAGTCCATACACAAATATATGCGATAGGGCCAATCTAGACCATCACTTTATAGCCATTCAAAGTCTATTAAATAAGCAAACATTATATAATAAATATGTATTGGAAAACGAGGCAAAAGATGACTATATTAACAATCATACTAATATTCATAATAATACCCTTTTGTCCACAATAAATAATTTTAGCTCAGAAGAAAGCGACCTTCCTTATTTGGAAAGCATGAATTATTTAATGGAAAGCTTTGTACCGACGGCCAGCGCATTTATTGATGAATATGTGAAACTTTATAGCGTCCAATCTCTCGACAATCGACGCTACAATTTACAGAATTTTGTATATGATCTTCAGCCGCTAAACATAGATATATATAACCTACATGTTAATGACTATAAAAAAATAGGCAAATTAGTGGATGCAAATATTGACTACTACAAAAAAAACTACAAAGCCAATGAAACAAGATTTGTGGAATTTTTGAAAACTATAGCCGATCTTAATAGCAATATATATAATAACCCTTTAAATAACAGCAAATACAATAATCTACAATTTTCTTTTAATATATTGACAAAGGACTTAAAGGCCGAATTATTTAATTTTTATAAAATTAGCGAAGACTTATTTAATAACAATGAAGAATTGTATAGCGCTATTGTGAAAATAGATAATGCGGAATTCTTTATGCAATGTATAAATAAAAATATAATGGATTTAGTGGTGGGAAACTTGCTAGAAAACTTTATAAAGGCTCACTCCCGAGAGAAAGAAGAGCAAGAAGAGCGTAAAAACCAGAAACAAAATCTTGGTCCAGACGATCCGCAAAATCTATCATCCAAAGATATATTAAAAAAGGACTTAGACGAGCTACAGTCCACATGTGACAGTTACATATTGTCAAAAAAATATAACTCTTTACAATCATTAGAAAACGACAATAATAAATTAACATATTTTGATGCTATTTATGACAATACATTTTACAGCATAATAAACGATTATAAAACAGAACGCACAAATATGGATCGCAAACAGTTTGTTGACTTTATAGCAAATAAACTTATGGGGCAATTGAGCTTAACAAAACAAAAAGCATATAGAGAGGCGTCGGCAATTGTTGATGAAAAACGCGAAGTAATTGACGGAGATTATGCACTATTGACTGATAAAACCAGCAACAAAAATTATATATATATAAGAGTAAATAATACATGGACATTAGAGCCAAAGTTTGAAAACAATTTTGTCATAGAAACCAACCAAATATTTTGTAATACTAATAAAGAATGTATTTCGGTTAATGAAAAATGCATGACTAATGAGGAAGCAAAAAAAGCCAATATAAATAAAGATGTGGACGAAATATTAAAGAGCTTTGAAAATAAATACGACTTAAGCATAGAAGACATTAAAGGCAAAATAAACTCAAATTACGAAAATTCTAAAAAAAGAATAGCAAAAATTGAATTACTAAATAGATCAAGTCGAGAGAAGCTTAGCACCTATTTATTAAGCCTTTCGGACGTCCAAGAAAGCAAGGCATCAATGTCTCCATATGAGAAATTGAGAGATCATATATTAAAGATGAAAGATTTAGCCTATAAATATAATTGCATTAATAAATTTTGCTTAAATTTTACGAGAAACGCAATAAAAGATGAGCCACCACAATGGCTTTATTGTATTCAGTCAGGTGTTCGCTTGATCCCCTCCTTTTTCCTGAAGTTAGCTAACGTTTTTATCAATAAAATGGACTATAGTCGCGAATTAGATGCCATTTGCGCAGAACGAGGCACTATTAGCGATGATAATAATTTTTGGGTAGACAAATATAGCGGCTACATCATTAAGACAATAGCATTTGACACCGAAGAAGGTTATGATGAAAAAGGCTTTAAACTATATACAAGAGCAAATGTTGAGGAAGATTATAACATTAGTGTTAATGTTAATGCTGCGCTAAAAGAAAAAGCAAATCCTAAATCGCTAAATCCAAATATTGGAGTAATCACAAATATAGTAAACGCAATGAGCACTAATATGGGAATAAATATTACTAATAATCATGAACTATTAATTAATAATGTTTTAACAATACAAAATTCAAATATTCCATCGCAACAACAATACGAGCAATTTATTTTAAAAGCAACGCAAAAAGAGGGCAAAGTAAAGGCAATGCCTACTTATAAAGAAGCATACAATTCGTCGCTGCTATTATTAACATTGGCTTTTCTTGTATATTGCATTCAAATAAACATCCCGTCTTTGCAATCAAAAAAGACTTTTCCGGGCTGCATTAAGTCGTTTAAAGGTTATCCGCTAGATGGCGAAGAAGATAAAACCTCTATTGCATATATAGCTTGTATTGCTAGTAAATTGAAAAGTTCTATTGATCCGTGGAGCAGTTTATTAAAAATGTCGGAAAGCACAATTATGAAAAAAATGGAGGCGCTTATTGAAAAATATATACTTCCAAATAAAGAATTGGTCTCTCATTTGAATAAAAAACGCGCCTACTTATTATCGGAAGAAGCGCAAAAAGACGCAATACCGGAATATTTATCCATTAATAATTGGCACACATTTAATCCGCCACTAAACGACGTTATAATTATGTCTGAAAACGTAGAACCACTAGACGACACCTTTAAAACCATCTTATATGACACATTTTCTAGAGGAAGTCCAAATAATATTAAAGAAACATTAGAAGCAAAAGCAATATATAGCAGTTATTATATTATTGAAAAAATACAAAACATTGTTAAGAAAAATAGCCCATTATTGAAAAATTCAAATGACAACCCGTTTTTAGAAAACGCATGCTGTAATTCGAGCAAAAACACTATTGACTATTTTATAAGCGAAGACAAGTCAATAGCAACTTATAACAATTATGTTGCCTTTTATAATAATATATTAGCTAGCATAGACCTATTAACATATGCTCCGCAATTATATGACCCAAGAAACACGAAACAAAAACGCGGGTCCACTGAAACATCATTTAGCGAAGAATTAGTATATAAAGCATTTATACACTTTTGCAACTTTAATAATCAAATTCCGCTAGACGACGAATTGCGAGGACTATGCTTAGACAAACCGGCAAAATATGATAATAGCAAGCCTATGAAAGATATAATTAGTTCTCTCAAAGATGAAGGAAAGGTTTATAATTTTTCGGCGTTTGTTGAGCTATTACATATAATAAGTAAGCGAAACATAATACATGTAGCGGCACATTTTCCCATATTAAACAATATTGAGGCAATGCGTATATTAATTGAGGCATATAGACAAAATAGCTACTATAACTTGGACGATGACTTAATAACTAACTTAGAAGTCTTACTCGACAACTTTTCAATAACTGCGGACGAAAATAGCGAACTTCGCAATTTCAAGAACTTTATAGGTAAGTCAAATGTGCTATTAAAACAAAATATATTACAAATAATTAGCAAACAAACCTCAATAAGCAAGTCGGATGTTGCAAAATTCTCTCAAAATTTGGCCATTCAAATAGATGTTGAAAACATTAAATTTCACCAAAACTATATTATAAACTTTTTATATATTTTTCCGTCAATCATTAGCAATAAAAATATTAATTATGGAGCAATTCCAAAGCATTGGAAGCTATCCGAAATACACGTTAAGGACCTTGCTAATATAATACAAAAATATTATAACAATTTAAATAATTTTAACGTGCGACCGGAGCTGCTAATTGCATTCAAAATAATAGCTAAACGCTGCAAAATATTGGTGGAATTAATGCGCCTATTTTTATATGATAAAAATCTCATGGCTAGTGCAAAGTCGGCAGTTAAAATCAACAGCATATTTGACGAACAAGTGGTAACAATGTTTTACAATTTTATATTTTATAAATTGATCAATGAATTAGTAAATATTAGCGAAGACGAAGAATTTTTACTAGAAATTCAAGCATTAGAAATAAACGACTATGCAAAAGATATATTTTTGAAAAATAGTGTTGCTTACGTTTTAGAATATATAAATGTAATGTCTAATCATTACAATTTGGTTAATAATGGATACAAAAAGGTGAAAGAGAAAATTAATATGGCAAAAGAAAAGGAAAAGACCATTATTACTGATTTCCTTAAAAATCTCTCTGATGAAGAACGCGAAATTGAAAATATTTTGAAAAATAATAAGCTTGAAAAGTGGAATAAAGGCATGCAAAAAGGACTAACCCAATATGTAAAAGAAAATTACGATGAAGAACGCGAAGCATTAGAAAAACAGGCGCTAAAAGAACGCAAATTACAGCAAAACAATAATGTAACCGCCATGAATAGAGAATTGTATAATCTTGATAATGATGAAGATGAGGCAAGAGGTCAAGCTATAGANGAAGAAGAATATAGCTTGTCTAATGTCCCAGATGATGATGATTTTA